GGCTCTGGCTACACTAGTTAACGCAATGGGCATGTCTGCCACAGAAATGTGGGACAAGGCAGCAGGAGCGTTGCCGGAGTTAGCGACCTCTACGGCTTTAGCGGTGACGGGACTTGGGCCATTAATTGGCGCGGTGACAGGTAAAGCTATCAATCCAGGCTTATTCCTACATTTTCAAGGTCCAACACTCAAACAACACCAGTTCACATGGCTATTAGCACCAAGAACCGAAAAAGAATCAGACACGCTTTCGCGGATGGTCAATGACTTTAAAATGTTTACTGCACCGGAATTATCTCAAAATAGAATGACAATGGATTATCCATATGTCATGGAGATGAAGATGCACCCTAGAGATCTAAATAATCATATGAAATTTAAAACAATGGCCGTCCAAGCTATAAGTGTCGAGAATGTGGCTTCACCAGCGCCTTCTTTCTTCGAACAAACTGGCGCGCCAACCCTTGTTTCCCTAACTATGCAATGTCAAGAAATTGAACTATGGTGGAGACATGATTACTCTCAAGGAGGCAGAGGTCGGTAATGGCTACTGATAAGTATTTTGATAAATTCCCTATTGTCACATTCGCTAATAACCAAGTTGTGGATATAACACGGCGTGTGACTATAAGCGATAGAGTGTCCCGTGATCCATACACATTCCATCCATATGATATAAACTCTAACGAAAGGCCAGATCAGTTTAGTAATAGATATTACGACGATCCCCATAAAAGTTGGTTGTTGTATCTCAGTAATAAAATAAACGATCCATATTACGAATGGTATCTTTCAGAAGAAGAGCTTGATGGTCTTCTTGAGAAGAAATATAGTTCGGTATATGATTCTAAATCAAAAACGTATTATTACCGTAATAACTGGGAATCACAAGAAGATATTTCTGTGAGTGCTTATAATGCACTTTCAATAGGAATGAGAAAATACTGGCAACCTAACTACAGTGATACCAATAGTGTCATGTCATATTCCCGAAAGGAAGTTGATTGGGCGACTAGCACTAATAAAGTTATTTCTTACACTGTTGCTAATACTAGCTTCACTAAAGACGAAATATGCGATATATACCTGAATAGCTCAGCGGTCGGTAAAGGTCAAGTGACTATGTCTACAAATACGCATGTATATGTACAACACGTTACTGGTGATTTCCAAGAAACAGACACATTGACCATCAGTAGTGGATACATATATGGTAATGAAAGTCAAGTTAATACAGCCGTGACGGAAGCAACTACTATTTATTCTAATATAGACGATGGTGAGTTTGTTTACTGGAAACCGATAACATACTACGATCATGAGTACGAACAGAATGAATATAACCGCTCGATTAGGGTTATGGATTCTGATGAATCGGCTCAGGCTGTGATAAACCTAAGAGATCTATTGGAGGAGTAATTGATGGCTATTGGTGATATATCATTCGAAGACCTCAAGATTGGTGACATGAATTTGCTTGCAGATGACACACCTATTTACATTGGTGTGACTATAATCGAGGATATTCTCAAACCATTCGGACCTTCTTGTGAGATAAAATTATTAGATGCTGTCGACGGCGCTAAAGAAAATGAGGTGACGGGTTCTTTTCAGGACGTTGTGAAGGTTAAGTTTAAAGACACAGAAAATAATAAAATTTCTGCTTTTGAGTTCAGACAACATAGCGGGGTCGGTCAAACAATTGCCGCGGATTCTAAAAGATCTAAAAATTATTCTATTAGGTGTGTCAGTCCTGAGTATCTCAGTAAAGATGACCGAACAGTAACTTCGGCACACAGTGATAAACCAACGACTGAGATTCTTAAGAAGACATACGAAGATTACACCAAAACAAAAAAGAAAATAAATGTTCTGTCTGAAGCCGAAAAGAGGGATAAGACATACGCATCCATCCCAACATCGGGCGTCACTAGAGCGTTGATGCGAGACATGACATTCCCCGATGCACCACACTCTCCAGCCGCAGTGTTCCAGACACAAAAAGACGGGAAACAAGAACTTCAGATAACTAATTGGGAAGAAATAATGAAGAGATCTCCCAAAGTTACATTAAAATATTCGAATGTCAATTACACTGGCGCGACTGATGATGAGAAGCGTAATGTTATATTGGCGGCTAATGTTGATAGACTATTCGATAGCAGTAATAGAATTAGAGAAGCAGCAGCTGCTGAGTCGTTTAATCTATCAACCCACACTGTGGTCGATAGAAAACCAAGTAGCTCGGAAGTTGGTACGGTTAAGGGTAAAAAACTCTATAGTGATAAAAGGGATAGCAAAAGCAAATATTCAGTACCTTCTTCTGAGGACACTATCAATAATTCGAAATCCCATAATTCAACCATTTCCAAAGAACAGAGAACTAGATATTTATCACACTTAACGCAAAACCAAGGAACTATTAAAACTTATGGGAACCCAGACATTTCTTTGGGTGATACTATAACATTAGAGATGCCTGCTGGGGTGGATGAAGACAAAACAGGCGGCGAGAGACAGTTCAATGGTGATGTGGTTGTGGTTGGTATAAAACATAAGATTGGCACTCCTGGTTCATCACCCAACTACATTATGGAGCTTACAGTGGTAAAGGGTGGATTCGAGGAAAGTAAGGGTAAGAGCGCATGATTGAAATAGGCGAAGTACGCGACAATAGAGATCCATCAGGCTCCGGACGTTGTAAAGTCAGGAGATATAACAGGGAAAATGATGAACAAGCTGTACCCGATGAAAGCTTGTGTTGGGCGCATCCAATGACGCCAATCACATCTTCTTCTAGTGGTGGTATTGGCATCAAACCGAAAGCGTTAGTTGTTGGAGCTCGTGTTCTTTTGATGTACATGCCAGAAGACCATGACAAACAATCTCCTATCATTATGGGGACTTTGCCGAGAGCCTATGGCGCTAAAGAAAAAGGTATCCAAGATAGGGATCATAACACTGGCGCTGATGGCGACACTATAGACAACCCAGATTTGAAGGTGTAATTGATATGGCAAGCAATGGACTGTCGCCGGGCGAATACCTTGTTCAACAACATAAAGAAAATGTTCTTTTAACAGAAACTTGGATCGTTACCGATCCAAAAAAACTCATTAAAAAGCCTGATTACGCAAAGATATTTAATAAGGCGAATGACCCTGAGAACCCACTAGGTGCTGATGCAACCACAACCGTGCCCAGACAACAGGCTGATGCAGAACTCGCCAACAAAGAAACAACATCATCAGTTGATCCATCGGTAAAGACTTTACCTGGAGCTATGTCTAAGGCTGGGCAAGGCGCGGGTTTCTTGCCTAAAATGTATCCATCTATGGCTTCTGTGAGTTCGTTGGTGAGTGGTGATTCTGAATCGTCCAGAAAAAGAATAATGACCTTGGCGCTTTCCGAGGCTTATGTTGTGTTATCAAACTCTAGAACATACGAGAAATTAGATATTATATTGTCTTCAATCTCGGAGAATATATTAAATGTCACAGAGTTATACCAAGATGTTGTCACAGAATCATACAAATCTATCCAAAACGATTACGAAACTTATGGTTCAAGCGTTATACCAACTATAACATATAAGACTGTCCTGCAGATTGGTGATCCACCTGTTGGGTTAGACACTACTATACCAGACTTATACACTCAAGTATATTATAGTTATGACGAAGATCCGAACCCAGGTTATACAAAATGGATTTCTAGTGATGGGAGTGAGTACGTATTCATAGCTAGGGTCTTGGGTGAGAGATATTATGAATCAATCGATGAGGAAATATTGTCCCTTGCTGTTGATGAAGCAGTTTTGGCTTTAGACCCTTATGTTGATCTAGAGTCTATGTCAATTTCTGTTTTTAATGATATATTGGCTTCCATTGATTCTGATGTCAATACTAAAAATAAAGAAAAGACGCTAGGTAAGAACTCAAGTGGTCTCAATGTTTCTTCTTTGATGCAAATACTGATGGGTGCTGCTGGCACTAGATCAAGCGCGCAATCTTCTCAACAGATGGCACGTAGTGGGCAGGTTTTGGATAGTAGTAAGATGTCAGCACTTATGACGAGTCATGAGGATAAGGTGGCAAAGGCTGCTAAAATATCACAATTACTTACAAATACATTTAGTGGAACTTAAATAATATGGCTATAAAACCAGGACATGATAATAAAAAGTTACCAGAAGTTTTAAGTTCTGTACAGGACGAACTTGATGTTCGGTATATCTACACCGAGAGCGATGGTATCAATTTCAAGATATCCCATATGAATCCCGAGGACTATAAGAAAACTAGCTTCGATGAATTTTATGATGCTTCTGGGGAGTATAGTTCTAAGGGTTCGTATCCGGAAGATGATCACAGGGGTTTGAGTATTTCTTTCAAACATCATTCTAGGGATTTCATCCAAGGTGGTGCATCACAGACTGTTTACGGACATAACGATAAAACAGTAAACGCCACAGATAAGACTTCCGTGGCGGGTGATTCTGGTACTGACATCATCGGTAATAAGTTTGTTGCCGTGAAGGGTCAAGAGATTACGGCTGTTAGGGAATCACGTGTTGTGACAACATTTGGTGCTTCCGAAGCGCCAACATATGACATTAAAAATGGTGATTCAACGGACACAGTGAAGGGTGATAAAAACCAAACTGTCGAAGGCGATAATGTAGAATCCAATAATGGTAGTAAGTTGGTTATCGTCGGAGATGAATATGGCGTTAACGTACAAGGCGGTAATTTCGATCAGCACGTTAATGGCAAGACAGCAATCTATTCAGAAAGCGATTTATTGATCGAAAGCGCTACGAAGATAACTATTAAAGTAGGTAGTTCTACTATAGTCATAACAGATTCCGCTATCGATATTGATGCAACGCGTATAGACCTCAACTAAATATAAGAAAATAAGAGTAATTAAAAAAACTATGCCAGCAGCACATAGAAATTCAGATATCAGGACATGTGGAGCCACCACAATAGTCAGTAACCAATCGACTGTATATGTAAATGGTGAACTCTGGGCGGTTGCAGGCGATCCAAATAGTCATGGTGGTGGTAATTTGGTAAATTCAGGTAGTACTGTTTTCGTAGAAGGCGCAAACGTTATAGTGAATGCTCCTGATAGCGCTTCGCCTGATGGTCTTTGTCCTATACCTGGCGGTAATCACTGTAATCCCGCCACCAGTGGTGGTTCACCTGACGTGTACTCATACGGAGATTAAAGTAAATGGCTAGAATAACAAGAGCGCAGTTCTTAACATCGGGGAAGAAAAAAACAGAGTACTATTCTGATTTCATGAGCTCGTTCGCTAAGACTCCAGTTGGTGATCAATTGGCTAGGGTGGTGAATGATCGCTCCATTGAACAATCATTAAAAAACTTAATGATGACTGATGTCGGTGAGAGATTATTCCAACCCCAGATTGGATCTAATATCAGAGCAATGTTATTTGAAAACGACGCTGGGTTTGTTGCCTCGACTGCGGAACACTATATAAGATCAACTATCGATATAAATGAACCAAGGGTGTATTTGGAGGATGTGCGGGTGGACTCCAGTCAAGATAATAATGAAGTTACTATTAGTGTTTTTTACAGCACTATCAATACCCCTGAACCAAAAGTATTCAATCATATTTTAAGAAGAGTCCGATAAATGGCAAATAGTTCTTTAACACTAAGTTCGATTGATTTCGATACGCTAAAAACAAATTTTAAGGAATTTCTAAAAACACAATCGGTCTTTAAAGATTTTGATTATGAAGGTTCCAACATCAATACTTTACTTGATGTTATGTCATATAACTCATATTTAAATTCTTTCTATTTGAATATGGCCGCTTCAGAGATGTTCCTTGATTCCGCGCAACAATACGATTCTATTGTATCGCATGCGAAAGAACTCAACTACATCCCACGAAGTGCTACTTCTTCTTCTGCTAATGTGACATTAACTATGGAGACATCAGGTATAACTGGTGCAATGAGTGTACCAAAGGGGACAAGATTTTCAGGCACTAACTCAAATGGTGTTTTTGTTTATACTACCAATGAAGCTCAGTCGATTACTTCTGGAAACACAACATACGCATTGAGCGACCTTACTATTAAAGAAGGTGATTATCTATCAGATACATATGTTGTTGACGGTGATATTGAAAGACAACAATTTCTCATCAATACGGTTGATGTTGACACTTCAAGTATCACAGTACACCTTATAGAAAATAATGGCGCTTCGAACACAGAATATACTAAAAAAGAAACTCTATTTGGATTAGGTTCTGACTCCGAGGTGTTCTTTGTCCAAGCCTCCCAAAATAACTTATATGAGATTGTATTTGGTGATGGGACATTTGGTAAGAAGCCAACTAATGGATCGACAGTACTGATTAACTATAGGGTGTCGACAGGGGCGGATGCTGACGGAATTAATAACTTCACGTTATTAGACGACCTTGGTCCAACCAACTCTGGGGTGGTTTCAAGCTACCAACTCACCGTTAATCAAAATTCAGGTGGTGGGTCCGCACAAGAAGATGCCGAGTCTATTAGGTTCGCAGCTCCTAGATATTTTGCCACCCAGCAAAGAGCAGTGACAAATGATGACTACTCTTCATTGGTGTTGGCTGAGTTTAGTGATACTATTGATGATGTCAATGTTTATGGTGGTCAAGAATTAGAAACTAAGCTATACGGTCGCGTCGTCATTGCGTTGAACCCTATTTATGGCGAGATTGTCCCGGATTATATCAAAACTGATGTTAAGAAATATCTTGAGGATTATATTGCTCTACCTAATAGAGTTGTGTTAACAGACCCAGAATACATTTATTGCTCCCTGAAGGTCGCTGCTGAGTATGATACCAAGGTGACTGATAAGAGCCATGCAGATATTGCTTCCTTGATTAGTTCTAAGATCAGCGCGTTCACTAATTCCAATCTAGAGAAATTTGGCAAAGACCTTAGAATGAGTAAGTTGGTTAGTGATATAGATGCAGCTGATAGTAGCGTGACAAGTAATTTCACCATTAATAGGGCAATTAAGAGAATTGCTCCGCCGCTAAATGTTAATACAACATTCGATATACAAATAGGAAATGCGTTTGATTACGATCAAACACGATTCATTACGAGTGAATTACACAGCTCCTCCCATAGTTCTGATTTCGATTTGATTTCTAGTCATGCAACAGTGTTGTCTTCATTCTTCACGTACACTTCAAAGGCTGGTGGTTCATATCAACTAGCTTTCATTGAAGACGATGATGGTGTGCTTGGTGTTTATTATAACAGCGGCTCAGATGTGATTAAAATTGATGATATAGGGACTGTAGACTACACTACTGGTCGTATAACTATAAATGATCTAAATGTTTCATCGTACACTGATTATATATCTCTTTACTGTAGAATATTAGGTGGTGATATACGGGCTTCCCAGAATAAAATTCTTGTGATAGACCCTGCAGACGTTTCAATAACTGTAACAGAAACTAGAATATAAAATGGATAACAAAGTTCAAAAATATATATCTAATTTTGTAGAAAGTCAGTTTCCTCAATTCTATGATGAAGAAGGATCTGATCTGCCACTATTCATGAAGGCGTATTATGAATGGATGGAATCTAGCGGTCAACCTATTTACCACAGTAGGAGATTGTATGAGTATGGTGACGTTGACGATACTCTATCTGATTTTCTTGTCCATTTCACACAGAAATATCTTCATGGTATCCCATTCGAGACAATCTCTAATAAGAGATTTCTATTAAAACATATTCTCGATATCTATAGGTCTAAGGGATCAACGCAATCGTTTAGATTGCTGTTTAAAATGTTATACGACGAAGATATAGAAATATACCTCCCAAGTAATGACATGTTGAGGGTGTCAGACGGCAAATGGGTGTCTCAGAAATATTTAGAAATTACAAATAGCGATCAGCTAAATGAAATGCAAGGTAAAACTATCATTGGTCTTTCGTCAGGCTCTACTGCAGTTGTTGAGAGCTTGATTAGAGAATACTATAATAAAAATTTAATCCAAACAATATACCTCAGTAATATAGTTCTTTCCGACAACGGATTCATTATCGGTGAGAAAGTTATTGATAAAAGCCAGCAAGCCAATGCAGTAGCTGTAAGTGCAGCCCCAGTGATCAAAGGTTCTTTATCTTCCCTTAATATCACATCATCCGCGCCCGAGTTTGAAATCGGAGACGTTCTAAAGGTTACACATAGAGACCCAGCAAATAATGATGTGGTTTCTTTTGGTAAAAATGCATTGCTGCGTATTTCTGGTGTTGAAGCTAAATCGGGCCAGGTTAATTTTTCTATAGTCGATGGTGGTGTGGGATTTTCCACCAACGCTGAGATCTTTATTAATAACATCAATTCAGCTAATGGCGTGGGCGCTTCGTTCGGTGGTGTTTCTTTGTCCAGCATCGCGCCATTAACATACAACACGGACTTGATTTGCGATTACAGTAATGTTGTTATTAATGCCACTTCGTATGGTATGCCAGCAGCTGTTAGCGCCAATCAAACTTCAACCCTGGGAACAGCATTCACATATAACACTGAGAATTTTGGTTCAATCTACGAACTAACCGACACAGTGGTGGGATCTGGATATGATCAAGCATTACAGGTTGTCGTTAGGAATGTTATTTTGGGAGAAGACCCATTAACTGGCACGCTCGTATACACGACTTCATCAAATACCATAACGGGCACTTCTACAATTTTCGATGATATTTACGCTAATGGTGATGTTATATACATACAAGCAGATTCAGGAGTAAGCACCACGGGTGAATATGCATTGATTAGGGAAGTGGTTTCTTCATCAGAGATAACCCTTTATGCACCGCCGTTAAACAACTCAACTGGATCCGCAATATATAAAGCAGCACCAACTACACTACCGTCTCAGTTCGCATCATACGAGGCACCGATGTATAACGTTTCTGGAGACATACATGGTGAGAATGAAGAAATATCAGGTGTGCCTAGCGTTGGCGAAGACACAGCTTCTGTAGCTGTTGCGGTAGATTCTGGTAAGGGATATATCGAAGGGGAAATCGTTCAAGCGTACAGGTATAATATAGTATCCAGCGACATAGTGATAGATAATGGTGGTTTAGGTTATTCTAATACAGATAGCGTCTTTTTCTCGGGAGGTTCACCAGGTACTATCGCTTCTGGAACTCCAACTACAGACAGCAATGGAACAATAACTGCGGTCACATTAACAAATACTGGATCAGGGTACGAATCTACGCCTGTTGTTAGAGTAAAAACTACAACTGGTGCTGGCGCTTTGATTAGTTGTAGTTTGCAGGAATTTGATACAACTTCTACTGGGATCTCCGGAACATCAACTAAGCAAGCGCTCGGTGTTGCTCGGGGGTACTGGGGTTCTACTGATAGTTTCTTGAACTCGGATAAATATATCCAAGACAGTCACTACTATCAAGATTACTCGTATGAGATCCAGGTGGCGAAGACACTAAAAGATTATAAAGACATAATACTAAACAGTTTTCATGTGTCAGGTTCCGAACTGTTCGGTAAGTACCTAGATCACTTTCAAGAATCTAAAATAAATACTATAAATAATGAGTATTTCTTTACAGGTAACAACACAGTGTATACATTAGTATCGGAGACCGCATTCACGAGCGATAGCAACACACTAACTGTAGACAAGCTCTATATATAAAGAGGATTTAAACTTTGGCCAAACAAACTATTAATATTGGAACGGTAGCCAACGATGGCACTGGTGATCCGCTAAGAGACGCTATGGATAAAGTAAACGATAACTTCGATGAAGTTTATTCTTCGTATACTTTGACAGGAGCGGTAACAGTTGGTAACTCCACTGTCAATAGTGTAGTTTCTAATACTGGTGGGTTAGTTGTTGCTAACTCCACCATAACCACTACGGTTGATAGATCAGTAATCAAAATTGCTAATAGTACTGTAGATACTACTGTGTCAGTCGGTGGAATTGACGTTGGTAACTCCACTGTTAATACCACAATCAACAGTTCTTCCGTCGGCGCCACGGGTGCTACAATAACTGCTTTGACAGCTACTAGCATTTCAGTTGGTAACTCCACTGTTAACACTACGACCAACTCTACTATCATAACAACCACTTCAGCCAATGTCTCAACCAATACAGGATTGACGCTTGGATCATTTACATCAGCTGCAAACGGTTATACATTCTTGCCGAATGGCATTAAGATGAACTGGGGTTGGGTTTCCGCTAATAGTACGGTTGGTGACGCCACCCTGACGTCGGCTTTCGGTACTGCGATCTATAATGTTTCTGCAATAAGTAACACCGCGGTTGCTACGTACCAAGCTGGGGTTGTGGGGCAAAATACTTCTGTGGTGCAAGTGAGAACAGCTAATGCCACTTCAACGAATGTTTATTGGACAGCGATAGGTAAATAATCCCATGGGAAAAATATTATCAACCTACAATAAAATTATTGTAGAAGAAATTACAAATAGTATTCTGTCTAATACTTCTCAATATTATGCGTTTGGTGGTAATCCAGTAGCATACGGTGGTAGTGTACCAGAAGTTTCGAATAATGATTACGATAGCACATTTACCAATAATTGGTTGATGATGTTTGGTAAGCAACTTAAATTTTCTGATGTTGCACCTGTCATTAAAGAAAATACGTGGGTTTCTAACACAGCGTATGAGATGTACGATAACACTTCCGACACCCTATTAGCTAACGCAAACTTTTATGTAGTATCACCACCGAGCGATACAGGTGGCAACTATCATATCTACAAATGCATAGATAATGCGAATAACGCTAAATCAACAGTGAACCCATCTAGTGTTGGTGATCCGACGCAACAGACTACTTTTCAAACTGCTGATTCTTATAAGTGGAGATATATTACTTCTATTTCCAGTAAGAATCACGATAAGTTCTCTTCAAATAACCACATACCTGTTTACACTAATACTACCATCTCGGCGGCAGCTGCTAACTATAGCGGCGTTGATGTCGTTATGCTGAGTAACTCTGGTTCTGGGTACGACACGCACCACACAGGCGTTATATCTTCTGTGGTAAATAGCACGATGATACAGATAGCATCTGATGCTTCTGGGGATAATGGGTATTATGTGAACAATGCAGTCTATATCTATAACACTGTAGACACAACAGCGCAGTTGTTGGATATTACCGGATACACTTCTAATAGCGTTGGTAAATGGATATCTGTGACATCTTCACCTAACACCGATAATATAACTGCTGGTGTTTCCCTATACAGAATATCCCCAAAGGTTTTGTTTAATAGTGATGGTGATGTAGACCCTTCAGCCTACACAACAGTGAACACATCAACTAATTCTATCCATAGTGTTGTTATGATAGAATCGGGATCTGATGTTTCATGGGCCAACGTTAGTATCCAATCTAATAGTATTTATGGATCTGGTGCTAATGTTTATGCTATCGTTCCACCCGCGGGTGGGCATGGGTTTGATGCTGTTTCTGAATTAGATGTCAAGGGGTTGGGGATCAACTTCTCCTTTGAGAATACAGAATCAGCAAATATCGTGACATCTAATGTTGTGTTTAACAAGATTGGTATCGTGAAGAACCCTAAATCAGCCACAGTCAACTCCGTGAGTGGCGTTGTAACTGAAGGGCCTATATATGAACAAAACGCTTTCGACCAACATACGCAAGCGAATGTTTCGCCTTCATACGTTTTCACAGTTGGCGAAGAGGTTGTTGGTAATACAAGTGGATCTAGGGGATTTGTTTCATTTTCAAATTCAACGCAAGTCTATATCATTGGTGATCAGACTTTTTCTAATGGTGAATATATCACCCACGCTAACGGTTTGTCAGTCACGACCATAGATATTAAAAGTTCACCAGATGTTTATAGTAAAAATTTGAAACCTTTCTATTTACAAACTATAAATAATACAAATAGAGCGGACGATCAAACTGAAAACTTCAAGCTCATAATCACTACTTAATAAGAATAGGTATTTTAAATGTCTACACTGGATACAGACCTAAACACTCCGCCGTATTTCGACGATTACGATGAGGACAAATCATTCCATAAGGTTGTGTTCAAACCGGGTGTTGCTGTGCAGGCTAGGGAGCTAACACAACTACAAACTATCCAACAAAAGCAAATCGAGAGATTTGGTAATCATGTTTTCAAAGATGGTTCCATTGTGGATGGCGTTCCTATAACGTACTACCCAAACACACACTACATTTCGCTAGCTGATAATTTTAACACCAACACAAGCCTTTTTGCTGCCAGCATCGACTCCACATACCTTGTGACAAACAGTGAAGATTCTAATACAGCGGTGAGAGCTGTTGTTAAGGTCTCAAAAAATGGCGTTCAAACTGCTGCCCCTGAGACTAATAGATTTTATTTGGATTATATCTCGACTGGTAAGACCGCGGCTAATAATGATGTTTCTGAGTTTAGTCCTGGTGATACGTTGTATATCTACGATTCAAATCAGAGCAAATTCGCATCCCTGGATTCGAATAATCTATTTGATAGTATTTCAACACTTTCAACAAATAGCAGCTTCGATGCCGATGGTTACTCGTACATGGTCGGTGTTGGTGATGGTACAGTGTTCCAGAAAGGGTTTTTTGTTAAAGTTTCCCCTAGTGTCATAAACATTAGTGATTTCAGCACTAATGTTGCTGGGTATATTGTCGGCTTCCAGACCACAGAAACTATCATCAACGAAAACACAGACACTTCTTTGTTGGATAACGCTCTTGGATACACAAATGAGAATGCTCCTGGAGCGCACAGATTAAAACTGACACCATCTTTAGTGGCTAAGCTGAAGACAGATACATCAAACAATACTAATTTCTTCTCCATTATTGAATTCGATCAATCAGAACCAGTTGAGCAAAAAGATTCTGCTGTATATAATACCATGCAGGAACAGTTCTCGCGGAGAACTTATGAAGAGTCGGGTGATTATGTCACTACTCCGTTCCAAGTCGAAGCTCGTGCGTCTTCTAATACACAAACATTCAACTATGAAATTTCCCCAGGCATTGCTTATGTTCGCGGTAATAGGATTGAGAAAATTGGTACAACAAGAGTAGAAGCGGATAGAGCCATTTCTACAAAAATAGCGCAAAATCAAATAATCACCGGCAACTACGGCAACTATGTTGTTTGTGATGAAGTTCTTGGAGCGTTTGATCTAGAAACTATTGTTGAGATTTCTCTATACGATGCCGCGCAAAATGCAATTTCTGAGTATGAGGGTGTTTCGTCCGCTCCTTCCGGTTCAGAAGTCGGTAAAGCTAATGTAAGAGCTGTCGTCCATAATAACGGAACGCAGGGGAATCCTGGATCAACATACCATGTTTACTTGTTTAATATCCGTATGAACTCAGGTAAAAGCTTTAGCTCAGACGTAAAGAGTTTGTATGTCGATGGTACTTTTGGTAAAGCTAAGGCTGATGTGAAACTTGAAGGTAGTTCAGCGGTATTGAAAGAATCAACTAACTTGTCTTCTGATTTTGATACTGGTATTTCTGCTATTAAGAGATTGACTAATAATACTGGTATCGGCGACACTAGCTATATATTCAATCAGATCAAAAGTGGTACAATTGCATCAACTGGTATCGTTAACATTACGATTGATACCGCCGCTACTGGTGCTTCCTCTGAGAGATTGAACCAGACTTCTGGATCAGTACTAACAGGTACTTCGGCGCAAGAATATAATATCTTTGCTTCTGCTAACGCCTACACCGCTAACCTTACTGGAACTATTAACTTCGCTTCCGGTAACACAACAATCACAGGGACAAGCACCAGCTTTGATACCGAGTTAGAAGCTAACACTAACATCCGTATCCAGGCTAACTCCACATCGACTCACATTAGACGAGTTGTTTCGATCGCCAATAGCACCCAGTTGGTTATAAGTGCACCGATTGCCGCGTCTAATACCGCATCCAAATACAATAAATATTTTGTTACTGGTACACCTTTGCCTATTGCCAATGTTACTATTAACTCTAACACTTCATTTTCAGCTAACTTGGGCGCTGTTTTGGATTCAGGTTCCCAGACAGTTTATTGTTCATACCCTGTGAATAGAAACCAAGCAACAGCCATTCCTAAAATTATCAACAAAAACGTTTTCGTCAAGATTGATTGCTCTAATAACGTCGCCACAAGCGTAGGACCATGGGATATGGGCCACTCGGATGTCCATAAGATTAGACACATTTATGTTGGTGCATCTTATGCTAACACAAATCCAGACAGACTTGCATGGTTCGATCTAGATAACGGCATGCGCGATGCTATGTATGAACATGGCCGTTTGGTTATTAAGCCTGAGTATGCAGCAAGCATTACTGGTTCGTCTAAGATGTTAGTCGAATTCGACCACTTTGATGCTAACACTTCAGCTTCGGTTGGATTCTTTAGCGCTGAGTCTTACCCGATCGACGACGTTGATACTGCTAATACTGATGCAGTGCAGAGTATTGAGATTGGCTCGCGTAGAAACACTATCGATTTCCGTGCAGTGAAATCCAACACGGCGGTCTCTTCGACGACAGAGGGTGGTGCTACCATTAACCCTGCACTCAATACTAATGTTTTCGATGTCCCAGCTGGTGGCCAATATATGTTGATGCCTGATACAAACTTTACTGCTGATGTGGAATATTATCTCCCACGTATTGATTTAGTAGGTTTGGACAGTTCTGGTAGATTTGTTGTTAATAGTGGCGAGCCTGCAGAAGTGCCTGTCGCTCCATATGTCGAAGGCGATCAATCTGTTGTCTTTGAGTGTTTTGTCCCAGCTTTCCCTTCCGCTACAAAACGCGAGTATGACACGAACTTGAACGACGCATTCATCCGCACTGACGCTAAGATGATTAAACGTTATAGAATGCGCGATATCAGAGCTATCGAAGAGCGCCTTGGTGTTATTGAATACACAACCACTCTTAACTCATTAGAGCAACAAGCTAAGTCCCTTACTGTACCGGACGCTAATGGTCTTGACCGATTTAAGAATGGTATTTTTGCAGACCCTTTCGTTAACCATAACAACGGCCAGACTGATAACTTCGAATATAAGATTTCTATCGATAAAGATGAACAAATCGCAAGACCTTTCTTCGACACCCATAAAGTAGATTTCGAATATCTGTCAGCTAATTCATCCAATACCACAAAGACTGGTCCTGTTGTTACGTTAGACTTTACTTCCGAGCAATATATATCTCAAAGTTATGCTACTAAAGTCAGAAACTGTACAGAATCAGTTTGGGATTGGACTGGAAACATTGATTTGTATCCGAGCATGGACTTCCACAGGGACGAGGTTAATGAGCCAAATAGAAACTTAGTATCAACGATAGATCCAGCCGGATTCGGTACTAACTTTGGTGATTGGAGAACTCGTGTCGAGGGGTTCAATACCACTTCATTTAACTTAGGTGAGTATGTAAAGGACGTAACGATTAACCCCTATATGCAATCTAGATTGGTTGCGTTTATTGCGCACAATATGAAGCCTAATACGATTATCCACGCGCACTTCGATGGCATTAATGTCGATGCACATTGCGCGCCTGGAGCCGCTTCTGGTGTTTCTGATCCCCAAGCTGGTGTTGAACATAGAGTTGTTGATCGCACTGCTGGGTTTGGTGATAATTTAGTTTCTGGAGCCGATGGTTCTGTTTATGGTATCTTTAGGGTGCCTGCAGCAACCTTCAGAACTGGAGATAGAGAGTTTAGGTTATCTGATGCGTCTGATTTGGATGTTGGTGGCGATGCTTCAGTCACAAATAGTAAGGCTGTATATACCGCCGACAGTGTTTCTGTTACGAAGGAATCTACGACCCTGTCGTTGAGACAGCCGATCGTGCGCACCGTGCGCACGCCCGTGACGCCCGCGACGCCAAGAGTTATTGATGGTCCTGGGGGAGACGGAGACCCTATAGCGCAATCGTTCTCTGTTAAGAATATCCCTGATAATACATCATCTTTGTTCTTAACGCAGGTTGGTGTTTTCTTTCAAACCAAAGACCCAACACTTGGTTGTACTGTTTTCATATGTGAAATGAATGCTGGGCGTCCTGATTCATCAAGAATCTTAGGCAAGGCTTTTAAAGAGTCCGCGGCTATTTCTACTTCTGCAACCGGAGCGACTGAAACTGTATTTACTTTGGATTACCCAGTCAATCTGATTGCTGGTAAAGAGTATGCTTTCTTTGTACAACCAAACGGTAACTCGCCAGAATATAAGATCTGGGTTGGGGAGACTGGTGGATTTGATGTCGCGACTGATGAACAAGTGTTTGCGAATCCATACTCTGGTATGGTTTTTGTTTCCGCTAATAGAAATACATGGACAGCTATCCAGAAAGAAGATTTAAAGTTTAACCTTTATCGCGCTTCTTTTGAAACAAGTGGAACAGCTGTATTTAAGAATGATTCTGATGAGTATCTAACTGTTGATGGTTTCACTAGAGCAAACACAGATGTCGGGATTGATGTTGGCGATATTGTTTACACTGTGAACAGTTCCATTGGCACCGTGAATAATACAACGATTGCAAGTAACACTCTTCTGGATAAAGTTACTGGTATTGTTCAATACTTAGACGAGGCTTCTGGTATAGTGTACTTGGATAGTTCTACAGCTAATACCACCACATATTTTTCCAATACAACAAACCCAACTATCGCTGTTTATAGACCTGCTGATCTATCAAACACAGCCCTAGTAAATGCGAATACTTTAATCGCATATGCTAATGTTGATTCCGTTGATAACTTGTCATACCATTCAGTGGTCCCTAAGTTCGGTTCTTTACAGCCATCACTTACTAATATGGGGTTTGCGTTCAAAGGCACATCAAATACTAATATCTTTGACGCTAGTTCGCAACAAGTAATTAATGACTTAGATTATCAGTTCACTGATAGTGAGAGAAAGGCTATTTCCCGCTCTAACGAGATTAATGATTTGTCGGGATCTAAGTCTTCTGAGTTTATTGTTACTATGGGATCTTCTTCGTCTTACGTTTCCCCAATGATAGACCTGTCTAAGAAGTCTTCTTTGTTTATCCAGAATAAGATTAATAACGATTCGACTGACGAGCATACACGTTATGGTAATGCGTTGACAAGATATATTTCTAAGAAGGTAGTTCTTAAAGACGGTCAAGAAGCGGAAGACATTAAAGTCTTCATCACCGCTTATCGCCCGTTCGATACTGATGTTGAGGTTTACGCTAAATTCTGGAACAACCAAGACCCAGAAGATTTCAATGATAAAGTTTGGACTAAATTATCATACGATGATGATAGCAATACTGTTTATTCTTCTTCAGCCAATACTTCTGATTTCATTGAATATGAGTTAAGCGTGCCTACTTCCAATACTGTTGATTATGGTGCGTTTTCTAACACTGACACTGAAACTGCTACTTCCCTGACTGGAACTATTACAATAGCTAATAACAGTAATATTATCACTGGAGCTGGTACGGCTTTCGATACAGAACTCTCCGCCGGTCAACGGATTAATGTTGTTTCAGGTAGTTACGAAGCGATCAGAACAGTTACTAATATCGCTAACTCTACTCAGATAACTGTAGATAATGGTCTTATCGCGTCCAATAGTGCAGCGTTGCATTATGTGTTCTCCACTGTAGGCAACGACGGTATTGTTGAATATGAAAACACTGCTGGTTCTAGGTTCATTGGATATAAAGAAGTTGCTCTTAAAATCGTACTTCTTTCGTCTAATGCAGTTAAGGTTCCAAAGGTGGATGACATTAGAGCTTTGTGTTTGCAGGTATAAAATGAGTACCAAACCCAATGAAAGCTTTGTTAGAGCCGATTGTAACTCTGGAGCGGTGTTGAATACGGACAACACCGCTCTGGGCGCTTATAGGGCTGCTAGAAAAAGAAATAAAGAAATTGATGCTTTGAAGGAAGAAGTCAAAGACATTAAAGGTATGTTGTCTCAGATACTAGAAAAATTAAACTAGATAATTACTATACTGCTAAATACACTTATTAAAAGAAGAAAGCTCTATGACAGTCACAGTATCAAATACTTCTAACACCAATACGTTTGATTATTGGCGTAATAGAACAAACGAAATAGCTCATGCAGTAACCACATTTGCAGTTACTACTGAGTCTAACACCGCCGCAGGTAATGCCGCTATTAGTGGTACATTCACATCAAATGCTATGGTTGTTAACTCTAATATCAGTGTGGGCAACAGCACTGTGAATACGCAAATTACGGCGGGTAATGTCAATCTGAATGGCTCAAGGCTTCATATTGGTAACTCCACGATCAACTCTGTGATGACAGAAGCGGGGCTTGTCGTCAGTAACTCCTCAGTGGCGGTAACAATATCACCTGCTGGTTATGATGGTGACGCTAATAACGCAGCTTATCTCGGCGGTGCTGCAGCTGCAACATACGCCAATCTAGCAGGTCCAACATTCACTGGCACGGTAACAGTTGGCAACTCTACAGTCAATTCGTCAACAAATAGTACCTCTATCACAACATCATCTGTAACAGTTGGCAACTCTACAGTCAATTCGTCGGTTAATAGCACCTCTATCACAGCGCCAAAGATTGTGTTTAGTTCCGGAAATACCATTACTGATTATCATGTGAGCACTTCAGATCCATCGGGTGGATCTGATGGGGATATTTGGATTAAAATACCAACATAAGGAATTATTAATAATGATTGAAATTTCTAGTATACTAGCATTTGGTTGGCCAGCCGCCAGCTGGAGCATTAAAGATGAAGATTATGAAACTTTAGAATGGAACGACAGTAATACCTCCAAAAAACCAACATTAAAACAAATCGAATCTAAACGTAAAGAATGTGAGATCTCTGTTTTGTGGGCGGAGCGCAAGCTAGCGGCACAGTTGTGGCGGTTTTGGCGTATGGATACGATGGTAACAATAATGTTACTACGCTGGAACGTACTACATAATAAA